TGACTGCAGTGGCGGAAGCGATTTGGCTGCTGTTTGCAACGTTGACCGCATCGATCACGTTGTCTTGCAGAGCCTGAGGGGTGATAGCGAGGGTGTCAGAAGTGCCATCAACAACGGCGGCGGCGTCAGCCAGCTGAACGATACCAGCTTGAGTGTACGAGGCCGAGGTCGGGCGGGCGCCCACACCGAGAACGAGGTACTGAGTTCCGTCGGAGAGCAGCCAGTCGCCGTTCTGCATCGCAGAAGGAATGCTGCCTGAAACTACGCAGACAAGATAGTAGTCCTCGTTGCCAACCCCCGGAGCAGGAGGCGGATTACCATTCGTGAATCCAGCGGCGATGCCCTGAGTAGTTGCACCATCAACGAAACCAGTGCTGGCATCATATCCACCAGCGAGAATCACGTTGTTCGACAGAGTCAGCGCATTGATTTGACCCTGGAGGTTGAGACCTTGAGCGGCAGTCAGTGCCTGAGTTGTCGAATTGGACGACAGAGTGTTGTTGAGTTGGACAGCACCCTTGACCGTCGTTGAAGCGTCGGGGACGTTGATCACACCGCCGATGAGAGTCAGGTTGCCAGTCAGTTCGATCTGAACCACACCCGGAGTGGCAGTCGTCGCCAGGTCAACACCGACGATTGGGTTCTCGGGGTCAGTGTTGTTAACGGTGATCGGCGCGGTTGCTGTGACTGAGGTCACGTCGCCGGGAGCGTCGTCGGCCCAAGCAGGAACGCCGGAGACAACAGTCAGGACCTGACCGTCAGAGCCAACCCCGAGCGGGCCGAAGGTGCCAATGCCTGTGCCTACCAAAACGTCACCGGAAGCGGCGTACGAGGAGCGGGGCACAGCGGCGTCGGCCAGGTCGTATGCGGTCTTGGTTGCCAGCGGAGTGGAAGCCTGGGTCACTGAAGAGCTGCTGGTGGAGCTGCTTAGTTGGACCGCACCCGGAGCCGAAGTCGAAGCCGCATTGATGGCGACGACTGGAGTTTGGGGGTTGGTGTTATCAACGGTGATCGGCGCGGTCGCAGTGACTGAGGTCACGTCGCCAGCTGCGTTGGCCACCCACCGTTGGCCTGTGCCGTCATAACTCAGGATGTAGTCAGTGACAGGGTCATTCTGAGCAACGTCCAGCTTGTTGATCTGCAGATCAACGATGTCACCTTGAGCGGTCGCCATCTGACCCTGCAGGGTGGCGATGTCACCGTCGTTCGCAGTGATCTGGCTCTGCAGACCGTCGTCGATCACTTTCAGAGCATTGAGAACAGCCTGGGTAGAGGCTGCGGTCAGAGTCATCGGGTTGATGGCCGGAACCTGATCCGATGTGTTGAAAGCATAGTGAGCGCCGAAGAGCCACTCATTATAGCTATAGATGTAAAGACCTTCGTAGGTCGTACCTGGTGCGCCCTGAACGATACAGGTGGCGTTACGGCCGATGTAGGGCGGATTGCCGATAGCCGAAGTGATCTTCTGACTTGTGGTCGCGCCAGGGGCAGCAGAAACTGTGGCGTTGTCAGTTTGATACGAGAAACCTGTACCGGCGTCTTGCCACTCGGCTTCACCACGAGTGGAGTTCCAGGTTAGAACCTGTTCGTTGGTCGGAGGAGCGCCACCTGTGGATGTTGGATTGGCAAGGAAGAACGCGTCAAGAGCGGAACGCTCGAGCAGCACTTGAATCCAACCTTTGCCGGCAGGAGGAGCGGGAACGACGACCGTGCCGGAGAAATCAATTTTGGTGTCAGACCCGGTGCCAAGATACATGGTACCGTCAGAGACGTTAAACGCAACCTGACCTGGGTCGAGCTGAGAAGGCTGAGCGCCTGGAATGGCGGAGCGGAGTTGTTGGAAGGAGATTGTCATGGGTCAGGCAGAAACGTAAGAGCCGCAATCGACTTTGAGAAGATTTTGAGTAACAGGATCAATCGTGACGCCATTTCCGGCACGGACCGTGTTTTTCACGAAACCAACATTGATAGCTTGCTGGAGAGCGTTTGGATTAATGGGGGCTGTCAGGAACAGCGGTCCATTAACAATTCCACCAAGATCGGTGATAGTATGCTCAAGGAAGAAGCCCAGAGTCACGGGCTGGTTATCCTCAAGGATGGGAGCCGAGAAATAAGCAGGACCGCTAACAGTCCATCCGCCAGTCTCAGTCAGAACACCAGTAGGCAGAGGCATCGTGGTGACCCACTGGCCTCCACCGACGTCAACATAATAGAGCCAGAGCGTACCTGTGCTGGCTTGATACCAGAGGTCACCCTGTTTTGGGCGGTTCGGGGGACAATCGGAAACATAAACAGGAGCGTCATCCGGTGTCGGAAGTGCCTGAGGCGACCAACCATACCCGTTAAAGATGTAGGATACGCTTTTGTAGAGGTACGTATCCCCGATCTGCGGATTTGCGGGGAAATTCAATGCCATTACATGACCATCTCAGTAGAGAGTTAAAGAAGGGTTGGCGGTTGCTTGCTCGTGTCCAACCTCTGGAGCGCTGGTAATCTACCAGAAATATGGATTTCGCTCGATTTTTTCTTATGTCACTTTTACCCTGTTAGAGGTATCGATGCGCGCGCTTTTCAATGGTCACTTTGTCCAGCGCATTTTTCCTGGCCGTCATAATAGACGGGGCCATTGAGGTTATTGGGGGTGCCTCCATACCACGCTCCAGGCCCCCCAAATGTTTGGTCGCTACTCGACAAGCGCCATCCACCGCTGTCAGTTGGTTGTATGGTGATACCAGTATTCCCATCAAGCCTTTCCATCGCCCAAGGATCTCCCCACGCTGCAACGTAGCCGTTGGGCTGATCATTATTTTGACCAATGCTCCCCCAACCTAATCTGTAATCGGGAGCCAAATCTCCAGCGGCGTCTGTCGCCCATCCAGAGAATCCCTTACCAGTGACTCCATTATACCGTTGTGGAATTCTCCACGAACGCATAATGCCCTGAGGTGTATCAATAGCGGAATCTTGGTTGCCAGCACGGATGTTGGTCATGCGCATTTGCGCATCGAGCAACTTCAGGCAATTTTCGTAGTCGCGATAGACGTCATCACGACGACGGACAGTGTCGAGGTAGTAACGGGCGATAATGAGCGCTGTCCGCTTCCTATTGGAGGAGATGATGACTTGTCCCGCTTTACCTGCTTGCTCAATGTGTGAATCGATCAGGGCGTTGGCATCCTGAATCGCCATCCATAATTTGGCATCGTTGACGTTTACAGCGGCAGCATCGTCGATGTTGGTAAGTTGAATCGCCTCTTTAAGCCCGTACGCTAAAACGAAGTCGTCCGGAGTGGCATTTCGGGGGTCTGGATTCCGATTTTGATATGGGAATCCGTATCCGCCGATGGTGTGGCCGAGGTTTGATTGTTGGACCCATCCATTGGCATTTTCATCATATGCTACCTTATTGACCGCTGGAACTCGGTGAAACGCCCGCACTGCGGCACGTTTGAGGGTGGTTGCAGTCGCACCCGCAGGAGTGGGCCCACGCAGACAGACATTCAAGTCAGCTGGCGGATCGTAACTAACAAAGATTTCATCAAGCTGACTCAGATTCTCGGCCAATCCGAGAGCGATAACTGTGTCGCTCGAATACAGCATTGTGCTCAGCACGACTTGACCGTAGTTTACGGTGAAGGCCTGAATAGGAACAATGACGTTTGTGTCGAGGGGTTCTGTGAAGTATAGAAGAACTGTTCGTTGGTTTGTGACCTCGATCTGACTAACTTGTGGAGTGAGCACGGTCACACTTCTCTTTGAAGTGTTTTTACCCTCAGTTTCAAGGCACCCACTGAGGGGTTCTCACAAGGTACGGATCGTAGTGTCCACCAAGTGGGAGGAAGCGCTCAGATTGCCAGAAAGCGATTGGATCCTTCACCACACGGAAAACAATGCCACGACCTGGGCGATATAGGCAATTCGTGAGATAGTTCAAGCCTAGTCGAATAGGCCATTCGTCACGCCATGTGTGCTGCCAAGAGACAATTGTGATTACGCTGCCCTGAACTTCGTATTCAATCGAGGCAACTTCATTGTTGAAGAGGTCTCGTTTAGTGTCGGGTGGCTCATCAAACAACTTGATTTTCAATGAGCGGAATTGAGTTGGAACGGCGGTGTCCGCCTGCTTGCTATAAAAGCCGGTAAGGATGCCTTGTGTTACAAGAGGGAAGTCCTCGATGTAGGTGTAGGCGGGATAGAATTCGTCTGGATCGTACACAGCAAACCCAGACGGAAATTCCGTGACTTCGTACTCGAGAACATCTTCGTAGTACCACTGTTGAGTGTAGCGACTGGGTTTCCGGATAGCCATGATTTACTTCGGAGGTTCGTTCCAAGTTGCTCGTCCCCCGTAGGGATTGGGGCGTGGTGCAGTGCCGTACGCAGAATTCTTTGACATGGCCTTTGCGGACGTGGGGAAAGCGTAGTCCCACACGGACTGCTCGTTGACTGGCTTTTCACTGTCACCGGCCGAGTCAGGAGGTTGTCTCCCGTCGTTCTCACCTGCGTGACCATGCTGCAGATCAACGTGGCGGACCCAAATGAATTTGCCTTGGCGTTTTAGCACGACACAAAGCCAATCGCCGCCCATTGGCCCATTGATTTCAACGGCCATACAACCAACATTCTCTTCTGTCGGTGGTGGAAACTCTCCATTCCGGTAGCAAGGAAGGCGAACCATTGTGCCTGTGTTCGGTTGCTCGGTCTTTTTGGTGAGTACTCCCTCATCCCAAATGACATCTCGGACTACCCCGTACTGATACTGGGCATCCGTCATGTCAATCGTGACTCTCAAGCCGATTAGTCGCTTTGGTTGTTTGCCTTTGAATGCCGGACTAAAGTCGACCCATTGACTTTTCTGTTCCTTCCCTTGACGCTTGCCATAATCGTTTGATCCCTCAACCTGTGGTTTCTTGGGATTCATGTCATCAAAGACGACCTTAACACGACCACGTTCTTCGGGATCATCAACGCTCACAATTGTGGCCCGCACAGATCCTTTCGGCCCCGCGGCAATTGAGTCGATGGCATCACGCTGTGTGGTATAGTGAGCGAGAGCTAAAAGAAGTGGGTTTGTTTCCAGTCTGGGTTCAAACTGATTCATCCTTTCCTACGACGAGTGTTGTTGCGAGTGATATAACGAGGAATCTTAACAGGAAGAATCTGAGGTGCTATAGGCTTCGGGGCCGCGTAGAAACCAGGGTCGAAAAAGTCTTCGACACCTTTTTCTTCTTCTGCCACTTGAAGTGATTCAAAGATGTCAGCTGTTGCTACAGCGAGGAATTCTTCGATCTCTTCCTTTTCTGCCTCTGCTTTTGCGGCTTCAAAGGTGTCAGCCACACCGGAAGCCATAGCGACTTCTTCGCGCTCTTCAGCGATCTCAAGCATCTCCTCATGAGTGGGTTCAGGAGCTGGAGTGGTGGCGGTAGGGCGCCGTCTGCGACTTGCCATTAGTTATTCACCATGTAGAGGGTTTGATTCTTCACGAGAGGTTCACGCCAAGCTACATCTTTTTGTTGATCAAAGAATCCATCTTCAGCTGCAGCGAGATCGGCGGCAAAATAAGCGTAGTTCACCTTACAGTTGTTAGGATCTTCGGCGTAACTCTCAGGGCCTTGAGGGCACAGTGGAGGATATTTGTAGATGCTGGCATCCCATACAGGGGGCTGAACAAGCTCAGCTGATCTTACCCGGATGTCTCTCTCAACGAATCCACTCAAGGGTCGATTTCCAGTGGGTTCCACATAAATTCCCTCCCAATCTCCTCCATCCACCGTTTTTCTGAAGTGGAACGGTTGGTATTCTGAGAGTTCTCCTTCAACCCACTCATCGTATTGCTCATCAATTGCGAAATTGAAGTCGGCATACGTGTATTCGCCCACTGTGCCAGTAACTGTGTTAAAGTATTCGTTGAGGTTGAAGAATCCCTGAACGTCAGAGAAGAGGTAAGGTTCGCTATAGATCAACGTTCCGACACTCGGATCCCGGTTGTAGAACACAATCTCCTCATAAATCTGAGGTTGTACAATCTCAGTTGGGCACTTCATTGATTTGAGTGCACCATTGGTTCCAGCGTAGGTAAAATCCTCTACTGCGAGCTCGGCTCTACTCCACTTCTGATTGTTTCTTCCATATTCTGATGGGAGGCGGATGAATGAGCGATCCCAATTCTCATCTCCAGGGCCGAAATTGAGATCAGCCAGAAGCGGATTGAGATAAGTATCATCATCCACGGTTTGAACATCAGCCACCTCAAGGGATTGAGTTTTCCAAGGCCTGAGAGTTGCTTCGGCATTTTGAACAGCTGGAGCAATGAAGAATCTCGCTTTCGAGAATACATATTCTCCAAATGGAGCAGGAGGATACACACCGCTAGATGGAGCCACCCAAAGAGATGGAAACTGTTGAAGCCCATTCTCGCTTAGAGCTGTGTATTGGAATCTCAGCGAACACAATAGCGGGTCGATCGAATAGATCATCCTAAAATCGGCCGTTTCCAGCTCTTCATTCACTTGAAGAGGGACGAAATCGTCACCAACGAAGATGGCAAGTTGTGAAAAGTTAGGTAGAGGATCTGCTGGTTGTGAGAATGCCCATCCTTGGCCATCACTCAAATCCCAGTTAGTTTCAATCCATGCTTCATTACCATTCGACGACTCGTAGTACATCGCCACACCGGGAGTATCGGGATCTTGCCAAAGTTCACCCGTTTCAATCACACATGATCCGCTGCTTAGAATTGGTTTGAGAGGGAAGAAATCACACTCTGAAGTGCCAAATTGGCATGGCGAAATGGGATAGTCAATCTCGACCCAAATGAGATTACGATCACGGTCCGAATATAACACCGCAAATGCGCCTGTTTCATTGTTCCAGTAGTAATCTCCCACATTCGCCACTGGCGGTGGAGAGTCACCCACAAAGCAGGTGTTTCCAGTCACCAAATTCAAAAGAAAGTCGTAACTGATTAGAACATCCAATGGCTCTAAATACAGTGCCTCGCGCTCATTGAATCCGTGAATGTCTAAAGCATCAAACACGAAATCCATCGGACGAGCGCCGCCTTTATTGCCCCAAACTCCAATGAAGTTGTTGAGTGGACCACGCTCGTTGTATGGTACTGCAGAAACTACTTCAACACGACCCGTAAAGTCAGAGCTGATGTCAATGACTTGAGAGTTGGCGCCATATTGAGAAAGAATTGTGATGCGCGGAACAAATGCTTCTCCCTCATTGGAAAGTGCTCGATAGGCCACGTACATGTAGTCACCGCGTATCTCCCAATTCAGACTGAAATTATCAGTCTCGAAGGATTGAGGTACTGGAACACCATCAACTTGGAGTAGAAGATCTGATGCATAAGCTGGAGTAAATACTGTTGATTGAAGTAATGAACCAAGGAATTCAATCTCATACCAGTCAGGTTGACGCACATTCGCATCATTTATGTAGAAACCTTCTTCATCCAATAGACAGTTGAAGAATACGATTCCTTCTGCAGTGACTCCATTTGGATTATGAATGTAGAAGTTGTCCGGTTCAAAGATATAAAGCCCTTGAACACTCTGGTAACTTGGATCGATGTAAATGAATCCGTTCGCGAACGAATTTGGGAAAAAGTAGTAGAACTCATGAGGAGTACTGCCTGCGTCCCAAATGTACACCTTGTTACTAGGCGTCTGCCAAATTGTTCCGGGTTTGAGATCGTAAGTGTATGGAGGCGGTGAGGATTCTCCTTGAAGGGAGAGATACGCCGTCCCTACGCCTATTTGCACCCAAACTCCATTTGAGTTGGCATACAGTATACCTGATCCCGCATCAAACCAGAGAGGATTGGCATTAGTGGGAGGTAGATCGCCGAGGTGAAGATAGGTACCGAGGCTGAAGTTCAAACCAGCCACATTATAGGATTTCTCAATGTTGAACACATCAAGAACTGGATTGAAGTCGGCTCCACCTTCACCCCAATCTGACGGATCGACCCACTCAACTATCTGAACTTCTGTAGTTGCAATGGCCGCGCGAATAGGAGAAGCATAAGACCACACCACTGACAGACGATTTCCTATGGCTTCCGGCGGAACATATAACTGCCACAACCCTTTCGATTCCACCCATTGGCATTCCACCCACGGAGCGAGATTGTTCTCGTTAACGGAGAGATATATTGCCCGATCGAAGTAGTAATATGAACCGCCGTAGAATTCTAGATTGGTGTAAGGAAGGAGAATTCCCTCTTGGCTGAACGGGCTTAGTGTAAGCTCGTAGTAATCATAGAACGCTGTGGTGCGAGTGAGTGATCCCGTAGAGCACCTAAAATCAGTATCACCGCTCGCAAGAGGCTCTGGGCGGTAGAATGGGAAAGGCCGATTTTGTGGGCAATCAACCTTGATCGCAGCTCCTAGTTCAAGGACGGCCAAGATTTCTGGGGTGATTGACCCAATGTTGATTGAAAGTGAATCGGAGTTTTCAGTGAGATCGTAGATATAAGCTTGAAGATTGCCAATGATCACTCGCTGACCGATGGCAATGTTTGGCTTCTTTTCGGTGATTAGAGCTGGAACCCATGACTGAACTTCGATGAGACGAAGAAGAGTATAGGAGTTGTAAACTCCGTATGTTCCGCCTAAGAGCGCACGCTTTTGGGAAACAGTGGTGGGTAGATTAGTCCAATAGTTTGGCCCGCTCCATCCTAAAAGTTGAGCAACCCAATTTAGCTGAATATTTACTCTCTCCGCAGTTTGGGTAATCTGAGCAAGTTGCTCCATCGACACCACAGTTGGGAGCTCATTGCGAAGCTCGAACTGAACTGGGTTGAAAACTGGCTGGGCCATTAGGGATTAGGCGCGATGTATGTGAACGGAAGCTCAACGAAGAATTGTTGTTGTGCGTCAGCAGGGAAGCCGAAGATTGCTTGCGGACTCAAATCGCCACTCCCGTCTGGACCAACAGTTGCTGGATATGTCCAAGGAACAACGCCATCCGCAAAAACATCATCGCCGAACACCCAAATCTGAACTCTACCTCTCCAATGAGGATATTGCTCAATCCACTCTCCACAAGTATCCCAACCAGTTTGTGTGCCAGAAGAGATGACATTATTCAGAATGGATTCAGTTGGAAATGGATATGGAGGTATGAAAGGACCAATCGTTTCCTTAACGGGGATGCCGAATTGACTGAATGAGTAGTAGAATGGAGGTTCCCAGACGAAGGGAATACCTTCAGATTCTCTGTCAGGCAACCAAGCATAATTCACCCACATGTAGAAATTACCCGCAGTCCACATATTCTCCGGGATTTCCATACTTTGGCTCCAAGGTCCCACTTTCAGTTGGACTTGAGGTGCCGTGGTGCCGGGGCAAATGGCAGTTTGTGGAACAGTAACGTCAGGCCCCCAACCTTCATATTGAATGGTGGGATTTGGAAAATACGGGAGGATAACGGTATTGTAAATGCCAAAGTCGTCCCCTATCTTGAAATCTACGGGGTTTCCGTAAATGTCTTGAATGGCCCCAATCTGACTCAAAACGCCCAATTCACCATCTGCAAATGGACTCACTTGAATTGTGTACGTCAATTGAGTCGGAACATACTGAGTTGGGGCCACTGCCATTTGGCCTTGAATCAGAGGATTCTCGTTCTTCGCATAAAAAACCAATTTGAAATCGTCAGACGTTATGACAGGATGATCGAATTCTTGAACGATCGTCATGAGCTGAGGCCAAGATCCAGTTTGAGGACCTTCTACAATGGAGGAAACAAGAGTAGCCATCAGTTGACAGAAATAGCGGTAGTAAAGCCAACTGACGCTGAAGTCAGTGACGTAGTTAAAGAAAGAGGAGGAACCAATGTGACAGTCGCTCCAACGAGATTTATGTCTGTTGGAGAAGGTGGGCTTGGAGGATATGGTGGCGGAGCGTCATTTACAGTGATTCCATACTTCTCAAGAAATGCGTATGATTGCTTTAGAAGAGTGGGCGGGGCCATGAATCCGGGCGCAAACGCCTTGAATTCCGTCCACAAAGTAATGAGTTGACTGTCCCAAAACTGGGTCAACCAGTTCGCAATAGGCTCATAGTCGCGATTGATGATTTCACGAATGTCATCTTTGAAGAGCTCACCGTTTGGTCTCTTGGCAATCTTAAAGTTGTCAACGCTGATGATGGCAAGACGACATAGTGATTCATCTTTTGGAATCACGTTGGTCGGATAGATCGCCAGTTGTGCTCTAGGAACAGGAATTGAAGGCTTTGAAGCAATATATAGCTGTCCAGACACAGTCAGCTTTGACGCATTCACCTTTGTTGCAACGCCCCAATCCAGCTTCCATTTGAATTGAGGAATCAGATCAGTTTGGAACTCCCAATAGTATCCCTCGTTATCCAAAAGAGCGGGATTCTGTTGAACCAATTCCCATTCATTATCAGGGTCTTCGGAAGCCACATACAAACTACATTGAGGCACGTTTGCCGCGAGAGTGGTTCTCACTTTAATCGTGTCTAGTTTCCATGGCAGAGGCGATTCCCAAGCGATATTACTCAGAAGAGGCTGTTCGTAGTCAGGGAATCCAGGTTTGACACCAGCTTGTGCACCTGGAGATCTGTTAACCAAGTCGATGTAATTCTTCCACTCCAGTCTCTGTTCGGCGGGCGCGAACATGTTGATGCCTGGAAATGGCCAAGGATCAACTTGATCTTCACTTCGTTGGAAAGATGCCGACGCGCTGTCAATGACAGAAAAGTCTAAACCAGCAAGACAATAATCTTCAACTTGAAACGGAAATGGCTGCGGCTCATCATCATAAATCAGTTGATAACAGATGAGATAGCGCCCGTCTGCAACTCCGACCTCTCTAAAGTCTAGAAACGTTTTGTAAACGGGTGTAGTTCCTTCTTCCCATACAACGGCTCCATTCTCAATAAGCAGGACTTCCAAATTCTCAGACTGACCGACGTACATCGAGCCAGGACCAAATAAGTCGCCACCTCGGGGAATGAATACGTAACCCCGACCCCCATCTTCAAAGAAGTTGAGTTGGTATTGCTCAGAAGCGGCTGGAAGGCGACCGTAAATTGGTCTACCGACTGGATTCCACTGAGTGGGTTGAACGAAAAGTCCTTTTGCTTCTTTGTACTGCGGCGAAAAGATTTTGATGCGCCGCTGATTATCAATTGTGGTGTTGAGTTGAGGAGTTAGTCCCGCCACACCAGCTGAATTTGTGATCGGCGTAAGATTCTGACTCATAGCGCCAACGTTCCTTTACCGTACGAAACCGGTTCGAACACTTCCTTTCCGCCCGTTGCGTATGAGAGTTGAGGAACTTGACTCGCAGAGTCGGTGTTTTCCCATATGAACACTGAATTTGCGCCTAGAGCATTTTTCGCTCTCAACGAGATTTGCGCCACGCCTAGTTTCAGTCCAGATGTATCAGGACCAGTTGGTGATTGAATCTGCTCTTCACACTCATACAAAGAAACAACACGTAGAAGATTTCTGCTGAGCTCTTCGATCCTAGCTGTATCAACAACCTCTTGGCCATCCCAATTAAACGCTGGAGAAGCAGCGGTGAAATATCTCATTGCCCGATACAAATTCTTCCCATCTTCGGAAAGGATCAGATCTTCGAGATCACGGGCGTCAGTAGATGCGAAGAATGGAATGGCGTTGCTAGTGTTCTCGTTTGTTGGAATGAGAATCCCATTATCGATGTACACGCTTGGCGTGAAGATAGGTGTGAAATGTCCTGTTGAGACAAAAGAAATGATGGTGTTTTGCTGCCTAAAGAGGGTCGTGTCTCCAGGAGAAAACACAAACATCTGCTGAGGTGGGCATAGTTTTGCCACGCCAGTATTCGGATCTGGAAGGATCTGATTGATTAGTTCCGCCAGAATGTCAGGAGACGTGTCAATACGCGAAATCAGTCCGTCTTGTTCCAATTGGACTGGATTTGACGTGAATGGCGTAAATCCCGTCAACGAGAAGTAATACTGAGGCTGAGAATTTGCCGACTCTTTGTAGGTGAGAAGAGTTTGTGGGGCAAATCGTGGCGTGTATTGAAATAGGGGTTGAGGTGTAAGTGCGTCTACGGCGTTAACGACCTCTAGTGTCCCATTTTCCACCAAGAGTTCAAAACTGCTCCTTAAAGACTGTCCAGCCGCTGGAAGAAACGTAAAGGTGTTCTTGACATACGCATATTGTGTGATGGCACCTTTTGTTCTGTCAACATAGTAGTAGTATGGATCCACTTCTTCATCAAAACCTTCGCCAAGTGAAGGAGTTTTCAGCCAAGACCCACTTACATATGTCCCACCACTCTTTAACAAAGGCAGTGCTACGGCGATGTTTGAAACATTTCCAGTAGTTTGTGCTCCAGTGGTTGTGTTAGTTGATGGTTGGAGAGTGAAGTCGTTATTCACCACATAACAGTACCAACCGATACGGTAAGAAAGATTGTCAATTCCTACCGGTTCAAAAATCTTTCTTTGACAGTTTCCATTCTCGCTGAGCTCTTGCTCCATCTCAATGACGTCTGGGTCGTAGAATCCAGTATTTTGATTATTAGCGTAGTATTGGTTTCCTTCAACCCAAGGTTGAAAGTCTTTTGGTGCGCTTAAGGCGCCATCGAGGATGAATGGATCCGGTGAAAGAGAAGCGTCTCTAAACTCGAAGTTTCTCAAAGCCACAAGTAAAGAATTCTCCACGCCTGGATTTCTAAATACTTGACCTTGCTTGTAAATTCCAGGTTGCCACTTCAAGATTTTTTGAATTACCAGATTCTCATAGAGGACCTGGGCTACAGTTGACGAGCTGTAAGGAGTGTAGGCCTTAACCACAGGCCATGCTGATTCGGTTTGAAAAGAATTCGGATCCCCGATAGTTAGAAGATCGTTTACAGAAAACACGTTCTCTTGAGTTTTGAAATCCAAGAGTTTTGTGGAGATTATCGACGTGGGATTCACACCGGCTGGTGTATTGTACGCTCTTGATGCGAGAATATCTGGTTCAGAATAGCGAGTATCTGCTGGAATTGTTTGGATGAAAGCTGAGTTGATGTCAGCTACGGTAGGATCATAACCAGAAGGAAAGGTGACTCCTGGCGTAAGAATGTTATAAAGATCGTTTCTGATTCCCAGAGAGAACGTTCTTAAGAAGCCGGCATAATCGGCAGATGGATCGTAAGAGAGATCGATCTCATATTGAACTTGACTCAACTCAATGGGATACACATGCCCTTGCATCTCCAGAGGCATGGAGAAATCCACCACATTTTGAGCACGTTGAACTTGCTCTGAAGTTGGCTCAGTGCCATCCGGATTCAAGAAGAAGAATGAGATATGTCCATTTGCTCGGATATAGTCATTCAACCAAACGTAAGAATACTTGGAGGAACGATTTGGCAACACGGCCGTAAAAGTTCCCGGACCAAATAGATCTTCGAAGAGATCTTGCCAATCTTGTGAGGAAACCGGATTTCTTCTACGGATTAGGGTGAAGAAACGTTCCTTCGTTTGGTCGAGAGTTTCGACGTCCGAACCACCAACTGCTGCAATCGTATTGGTGACGCTCTCAATCAGAATGTCAAGAGAAGTCGCGTCCGTGATGGTGTTCACACCAACATTGTTGAACGACCCCACCAAAACTGAAGAAGCAGGCACTTGGCCCACTGCTTGGTTGGCACTAAAAGCTAGATCTGTGGATGTAACGAATTCGTAGGATTCACCTCCAGTGAGGTTCGAATTCGTCGAAAAGATAGTTCCCTGCGGAATAACGCTTTGGAAATTCTGCGGTTGAATGGTGATTGTAAGTTGGGTTGTCGCCGGTGTGCCAAGACGACGCATTGCGCCAAGAAACGGTCCAATCCACTCGATTAGTACCGATTCTGGAAGTTGATTTGCCCAAAACAGAAACTCTCCTTGAGCGAAGGCTTGACCTTCAAGGAGCGCCATCAAAGGGTTGCCAGCACTGAAATCATTCAGTTTGGCATTTGAAGCATCATAAACCCTTTTCGCAGCCTCGTTAACAAGCTGCGCCTCAGTCCGAGGGTCAATGTTTACCGCCGGTAACGGAGCATAACGAGGCATGATCTATCAACCCACAGGGCACTGTTGAGATGCTGGGGTGCCAGCATAATTGTTGCAAGTAGAATCAGCTCGGGCGTAGAAGCCGTTGTCGATGTAGAGATTTGACAGGCGTTCGCGAAGCATGAGAATGGTGACCAAATCAGCGTCGTTCATCGAACTGAACTTTTGGTCGAAAGTGGGATTTGGTACTCCACCTGCAAAATTGAATTTGGTATTTGTTGTGAAAGAGAGTGGCGCATTAAGCGTGTTGTTTGCAGGCACTCCAAGAGTGAAACAACTTGTGCCTTGAGTTTGCTCGTAGCCGAAATTCCAAGGCCCAGTGATGGTTTTGGCACCGGAAATAGGCGGTGTATTGAAGCAACCTGACTGCTCACCTGCTAAGGTTACATAACGCGAGTCAAGACCATTGCTGCCGCTGAATTGCAGAGAATCCAGACCAAGTTGGGGATAGTGCCAATCAAGGTCGGCGCCATCGAAATATATTTGCTTCGCGCCGTTGAGCCACTGAGAGGTGACGATAACACCGCTCGAAAAAGTCGTCTTTGCGATGATACTATGCCGCTTTGCGGGTTAACTCTGTAAGTGTTTTACCCTCGACATTTGCCGTCTTTGTGGTAGCGGGCCCACCCAATGTAAAACTGTCCGGTTTTGGTGTTGGTGGCAGTGTAAGTTATCATGAAAAAGCCCCGAAGAGCGAACTCTCGGGGCTATTATAAGAAACCTAGTTTGAAAGAAACCTCTCAGTAGTTCAGTTCCTCTCCCAGTAGTTTACCGTGAGAGAAATTTCTATTGTTTGCACATCACCGGAGTCGCGAGCGACTTCTGCGGTGGTGATGCTGGTGAGCAGGCATTCATAGAGAATGTATTGACCGCCACCAGGACCAGACTGGAGACCGTCACAACTGCGAGGAGTAACCGTAACGGTGATCTTTTGACAGTTGTAATCGATCCAGAACTGTTCGAGAGGTTTGAAGATGCCCGGATCATACGGGGCAGAGAGGCTCACTTCGTCAGCGGTACGAGGACCGACGACGTGATAGATGCGGTTTCCGGTGCCGTTGGCGTAGGTCGAGCTATCGCTGGAGTCCTGAACTCCGGAGAACTCGGTGAAGACCGCCGTGAAGGTCGGGCCGCCAGCAGCGGTGAAGGACACTTCGTATTGGGCCTTTGTTAGTGGGCGAAGAATAGCCATGGGATCACCTCCTTAGTAACTAGCCTTATCAGGCCAGAATGTCGGTGATCATCGCGCCAGAACCGATCAGACCGGTGGTGCCAAGGCCCACAGGGTGCACAGCACGCTCGACGGTGATTTCTGCACGAACCACGCGACGCTCACGAATGTAGTACTCAGGACGGACAGCAGGAGTGCCAGTCAGCTGGTAGGTGTATGCGAAAGCAGGGGTAGCAGCATTAGCACCACCAGCAGGCATCACAGCGTCAGAAGGACCGTTCGGGCTATAGAACAGCAGGATGCCGTTCTCAGGGAACACAGGCAGCAGTTGACCGTTTTCAGCCAGATAACGACCCTCAGCCACGCGGATGCCACGCTCAAGACCGAAGTAGCGAGCAAGCATGTCCACGTCGATTGAATCAGCGGTGGTGTACTTGATACGCTCAAGGATGGACTGGTTGGTCAGCAGTTGGTCGAAGATCGCGGTTCCCACGATCATCGAGTTCGGGCGGATACCAATCTGATAGGAAACGCTACGCTTCAGGGTTAGCACAGCTTCGATAGGATTCGAAGTAGGATCGCCCCAAGGAGCAGCACCAGCGGCAGCGCCGTAAGCGGTGCGGAACTGAGTGAAGGTCTCGAAGCCGAGGCCAGTTTGGGAGGCAGGCACGCCATTCCAAGGCTCGTAAGGGTTGAAGGTACCGGTCACGGTAACAACTTCAGCCACGGTCTTCTCGTAGGCGTTCATCAGGCGGGACATTGCGTTGCGAGTTTCAATCGCACGCAGGTCAACTTGGGCAGGACCTTCGCCAGCGTTCTCAATGACTTCTTCCGGCAGTTCCCAAGCCACGACCTCTTGTTCGAGGGCGTATGGCTCGCTGTCGTAACGAGTCTGCACGTACGGAATGTTGGTTCCATATGCACGACGGAAGTCGTTGATGGCGAACTGTTCCTTGCCGAAGCGCAGGATACGGCCAGCACGAGTCGGGGTGTCCACCACAGGCGCGATGAAGTTCGCGATGTTGGTGGAAGGGAGCATAAAACCTTGTGCAAGCGTAGTCAGAATAGGATCTACGCCCGCATAGGTTTGGGCTAGGTTCATCATGGGAGGGAGTACTCCGTAATTCTTTTAAGACGATTTCAACGGGTTGCAACCGCTTGGGCTTACACCCCGAAGGAGATGCCAAGCGATCGACAACCAGACTATTAGTTATGAGAACGAAACGGTAACCATCTTACGGCCGCCGATATCCAGCACGTTGCGGATAGTAGGCTGAGTACCATCGGCGAGCACAGGAGTGCCGGCAGAGGAAGCCTGACCGATAGCGTTCACTTTCAGCTGGGTGCCCACGGCGATAGGAGCCAGAGCAGGGTTGGGATCCTGGTCCACAAGCAGGAGACCGGAAGTAGCCACGGTAGCCAGGCGAGGGGAAGCAGGAGCGTCAGCGAACAGGGGGATGAAGGCTTGGTTGATACCGAGGATTCCGGTCGGGGAAGGACCAGGCAGGGTGCATTCGCCTTCCAGAGCACCTTGGCTCACAGCGCGGAATTCGCCGATGGCCACGGAGGGGCTGGCGGTGAAGGTTTCAGCGAAACGAATGTATTGTTTCCCATACGCTGGGGCTGCATTAGTCGAAGTAAACATGTCTCAATTACGATTGGACTTTAATGGGATTTGTGTTTTGATTGAATGTGTCTGTTAAGAAGGTTTGCCCTCATTTCCCATCCGCAATGCGGACATACTTTGTGTGGATATGAAGCGTTGACCTGTCTAATCAGATTACCGGCGACGATTTTAGCTTTCTCAGAAGCAGGTGCTTTACCTCCGATGCGTCCCGCCTTAGCATGATGTTCGGGGTTTCTTGCGAACCAGTCTTCTCGTGCGAGAGCTGTAGCTTCGGCAGTAGAGATTTGCCCTGAGAGGCACATTGCTGCCACCCAATCTCCCAATTCTCCGTATTTGAGGTATCGTGCGAAGTGTAACTCTGCATGTTCCTCAACAGTGACTTTGAGAAGGTTGGATGGATCGTCAGTTCCACCAGCGTGTTTGGGCACGATATGGTGAATTTGGTACACAGTCATGTAGTTTGTTGGTTGTGTTGGTGTTTTACCCTAACGGTATTCAAGACGGCAACGGCAGCGATCCCAACAGCGACACCCGCGACCGGGCATAGGTAAAGCCCCCATGGGCTGCCATCCCGCCGCGTCGTAAGCTATGCAGTCGGGGCAACAGCGTTTGTCAAGATGAGCAATACGGCGCATCTCTTTATAGCCACCTTCTTGCATGTTCATGAACACGCCGAGATTAAAGAAACTATAAATAGGTGTGGCGATGTATCGAATAACGCGACCGTTTAACGATCTCCAGGATTTTCCAACAGCACTCTGTGTCGCAGTCAAAGCTGCAGCTACTTGTGCGGGAGTTCCCTTCGGTCCGTCGTCAGAGTAGTCAGGAGCTAACTCCGGGTTCACTTGGAGGACATCTTCCAAGGCCATGTCAGCGAAATCAACGGAGTCGTCTTTATATTTTAAGACTCCATCATCAATGTAGTCTTTTGTTTCTTGGAGAAATGTCACAAGAGGGGGAAGCATGCCGCCAACGATTGACGGCCATGCCTTCTCCATCTTGTCTTTGGGTCTATTTTCACCAGCGCCGAGATAAACAGCAGCAAGAGCGGAGACGAGAGTCTTGTCGATGAGAGCACGTGCGTACTCATCAAACTTCATCTGCTGGTCACGAAGACCTTTGACGATGACACGACCCTCGGCTACCATTCTCTTTTCCAGCTTCGACATGTCTGGGTAGCGTCTTGCCAGACGTTCGGCTTGCTGGTAGTAGTTATCTCTCTGACGTGTGGCTAAGCCGACCATCGAGAGAAGTTCCATCTCAGCTGTACATCGCCTTCTTAAGACACTCTACATAGTCGAGCTTACCACCAGACTGCTCCACCATTTGGAGAGCTTTCTGGTGAGGATCGAGATCGACTTCGTCCACAAACTTCATGGCACCACCAGCGTATTCGCTGAAGTCCACGAGGTTGGGGAGGCTGTTGAGAATACCAAACAGCAAGCTAGTAGCGGTTTCTCCTTCGGAGAATTCCATCACACCAAACTCCAGACCCTCAGCGAACTCGATGAGTTTGCGCTCAGGGATGATGGAATCAACCATCTTGCCAGTCTCATAGAGACCTTCGACGAAGCTGTGGATCTGCTCACGACGGTGGGCAATCTGAGCCTCACGGTATTCCTGCTTGATGCGGGCGTTTTCAGCCTTCAGAGCTTGAAGTTCAGCGTAGAACTCGCTGAAGTCCGTGTCATCTTCATCTTCATCCTCGTCATCCTCAGCATAGGCGCGAGTCATTTTCTTCGGGTTCATGTCACTGAACTCGTCGTCCATGTCCTCGTCATCTTCGTCCTCGGCGTAGGTGGAGCCGAAACCGGTGCGAGTGTAAGGATTGTCGTCCTTGTCACACTCCCCATACTCGGGGTCATCACCACCAGGACCAACACCAGAAGGACCAGTTTCTTCGCCAACTCCACCGTCATACTGACCGGAGAGCATGGACTTTTTGCCCTTACCTTCCGAGTGCTTCTTCTCGAACTTCTCGAGTTCTTCGCTCTCGTGAGCTTTGCCGTAGTCACCTTCACGCTTTTGGCGCTTGACTTCCTGCTTGCGGTCGTACTCGCTGTAGCCGTGCTCGTCCTCGTCCTTCATGAGCTCTTCGGTCTCATGAGCGGCTCCGTGGCGACCCTCCTTACGCTGACGCTTAGCTTCGAAACCACGGTCTGCCGCTTCTTTACGCTCTGCAGTTGATTCTTTGTGGTCCTCAGCGAAGTGGCCCTGCTCTTTCACCTCTTCAGCGCGCTTGCGCAGAGCGGGTGGGAGTTTGCTCATGTCGCCGTACTCCATCTCGCCGTGATCGGCACCACCAGTCACACCGGAAGGACCAGTGCGCTCTGCGGGCTCGTCATCCTCGTCGGAATCGAAAGCGCCAGGAGTTAGGGCTTTCTTGGTCGATTTAGGCTCACCACGGTACGACTCGGAGTACACACCACCAGTTTTCAGGGTCATCTCATCAGGACCACCCTCGAACTGACCGGACAAGATTTTCTTCTTGCCCTTACCTTCAGCATACACACCACTCTTACCGGTCACCTCAGCAGGTTCAGGTTCAGCGTGGTCCATGACGGAACCTGGGATACCACCACCAAAGGATTTCGGCATTTTTTCGCCGCCTTTGATGTACATCACACGGGAACCTTTAGCACCCTTGACGTTTTTCACACCAACTGCGAAGATTTCGCCGTCAGGCATCTCTTCGGTTTCGGTTGGCATTTTGGTCTCGCTATCGACACGACCTGCTGGGTTGTTGCCCGAAGCGGTCTTAGCGTCGTTCACACCATAGTCGACGTCGTCATCATAGACGTCGTTGTTGTACATTTGTTCACGACTCATGGTGTCGTACCGTCCTTCATCATCGGGGTCAATGTAACGACCGGTCTTACGACGGTCTTCTTCGATGTCGTTGTTTTTGGCGGGAGGGCTACCAGCATCATGCTGCTCTTTGCCAGTCGAAATTTGGTCACGACCAAAGGTCGCTTTCTCAGGAGTGGTCTTGCCGGTTTTGTAGCGGTCAGCTTGTTGCTCACCGCTCTTGGCGGTTTCGTAGCGGTCTTCGCCAACACCTTTACCTTTGGGACCATGACTGTTCCAAGAACCACCGTGGTTCTCAGCATAGTTCACTTTGCCCGGCTCCATGCGGGGATTCCGCATTTTGGGGTTGTTGGCGTCACGCTCTTCGTGATCAGTGTGCATTTCGTCTTCGTCTTCACGATAGACGTTTTCCACAACTTGAGACACAGAGCCGTGCTCAGTGCTTTTTCTTTTCCGGCTAATGCCTTGCTTTTCCATGTAGGTAAAGTCCTCTTCGGGGAACTGGTCTTCAAGATCTGCCACAGACCGAGCGTTATCCCCACGTCGTGGGCGTTCGGTAAAGTTTGCAGGGTTACTTGGGTTTTCAATTTCAGAAGCGCTGTCCTCTTCTTCAGCAACCTCAGCTGAGGTGTCTTCTACTTCTTGTTCCTCCGGAGTGCCAATGGCGTCGGCGACTGCTGCACTCATCTCACTTCGTGCGAGATCGAGTTTTTCCTTGAGCATTTCAAGGGGACTCAAATCGCGAACGAGTGTGGGACCGAGATCTTTGTCAAAAACTGACATCGGGTCAAGCGCGACGGCGAAGTCATAGACTCCGACACGTTGATCCCACTCGGCGAAGTTGAATGGCTCCAGACCCTTCACAGCCGGAGGAGCAGCACCGAGCAACGCCAGATGGCGTGCTGTCCACTTACCGGGTGTTGGATTGATCTGAGAATCTGGAGAATAGAAGGAAATGGAGACTTTGCGATAGTGTCCGTCTTTCACCAAGTCTTTTGCGACATCAGTGAATTCTACGTCGGCATAAAGGTTTTCGCCTTCGCGAGAAAAACCTTTAATCCAGCCGTAAGACGGTAAACTGTCCGAGTCGCCTTGGTGACCTAAAACTAGTGGCGCTTCATGAACTGACGGGTCGTAAGATTCTACGACTTGGTCGAGGTCTTTGGTGCTGAAGCTTCGGGCCACGCCTTGGGCTGACGTTTGATCGCCAGCCATAAAACAGTGAATACGTTTTACGAACATATGTATTCAGCGGTGTACCCTGAACGTAATGATCTACTCGGATCCTTGAGACACCTTTTTAGGGACATATACGGAATAAGACCACTTTTGACGGCGTCTTTTATACTCATAAAGATGAACTCTTCACCAGATGATGAAGTGATCTTTACTCGTTTACCGTATTCTTCCTTACACCTTTGTCCACCTTTTCTAGTCCACTCTGACCTGGGGGCGTCCGGATGAAAGATACCCGTACGTTCCTTGTGTCGTCGGTGTCCTTGGATAGGACCGTTTATTTTCCCCCATCTACGTGAAGATTCAGGGTTATTTTTTGGACGATCACTAAATGGTGAGAGATTGTAACACTGTTCCACCCCAAACCACATGTCAAGGAGTGACTGTTCTAAAATGGCGTTATCACTATCATCTTCAAAAACCTCCCACACAAAGGTGTCTGGGGACTTACGAAGTGAGTTGTGAAAAGGTGTGTTTCGTTTGGATAGGAGATGTTGTTTCTGTCTCTTTAGGAAGTTAGTAGTACTTCCGATATAGAACTTGCCGTTCTGCGTGTTTGTGGCTATGTAAGTAATCATCGGTGATTTTTGAGGGTGCGAGGCTTTGTCTCCTCTGGTAGTTTAACCGATTGGCTAATTACTTTTACCCTCACTCAGTTTAGCGAGTTTTCATCTTCAGAAACAGCTTCATCCTCAGTGATTTCTTCGTCACCGAACGGTTTTTCTTCTTCTCCGTCAGATCCGAAGATTTTGTCATAGAGATCACCGTCGGCTTCAGGGTCATAAGATTCGGGAGCATCTACTGCTTGGGGAGCAGCCGCTTGGAAATCCTCTTCTTCTGCTAAATCCACTTTGAAGTGATTTTCTATCCATTCTTTTTTGGGTTTAAACCCTGACTGAATCATCAAACTTACATCTGCCATTGTTAGTTGGGATTCCTCTAGTCGGAACTGGCGGCTGATGGTAGGAGCCTCAACATTCACACCGAAGTTGAGGTCGACGATCCAACGAATGAGAGTGTCGCTCAGTGTTTGCGACAGAAGTTGGGAAAGTTCGGAGGCGCGAATAACCCGCACCATGTTCGCAACTTGGGATGAAGCCCGTGAGCCAGCTTCGGCTTGACCTGCTTCGTCTTCGCCACAAACTAGGAGTGAAATCTCCTTGTCGATGTACTCGATGAGGTTCATGAAGATGTCAGCTGAACCTGATGGGTTCAGGAACTCCAGTTCATAACCCTCAGGTAGGATCATCGCTGTCTCTTGAGACAGGTTGGAGAGGTGGTCGTACAGCGTGTCAATCTCAACATTTGAGGCTGAGAGTGGAGCCTTGGCGATAGCTGTCGGTGTGGCATAACGATCACCGTACAGTACGTAAGACTCAATAGCACGACGCCGAAACTTAACGATCGGATACAAGATACGGCCCAAGCCCGTTCCATATGGGTCACCAGTGTGTGAGAGCCAGTAACGCTGAATGATGAACTTTCGCGCTGGCAGTTCAATACCTTCGAACATGCGGTTGAAGGTTAGCACACGCATGGTGAAACCAGTGTCGGCTTCTTCGCTCTCTTGGAACACGAAGCGACGTTGGTCGCGGATGCGAACGTCGAATGGGATAATGCCTTGATTCGTCTTCTTCCACATCACCTCTCCCACAGAGAAACCGCAGATGAGGGACTCAGCAAGACCCTTGTAGAGATCATCCACATCAAGGGACGAAAGCGCCTCCTCAACGTAGTCCTTCACCGCTAAATCACCGGGTTTCTCTGAAACTGGGGTGATAATCCAATCGCGGGCCGTGATCTCCTGACACAACTTCATGAACGATGCCTGGACCGAGGAATCCCACAGCAGTCGCTTATAGATAATTAGGGCTCTGTTACCACCCTTCTGGATGATGAGGTCGTCATCAGGTCTGACGATTGTGTTCCCCTGCCCTGTAAAGGGAGAGGAACTGCCGAACATGTAGATCGACGATAAGTTGTAAGGGTCGGTTACATATTTTGCGACCTCACCCTTCGGAACTGGAGGAATTTGGAAGCGTTTCGCCATTAGATGCTCAGGGTGAAGGAGAGAGGCGGCTGCGGCACCCCATTAACGTAGTAAGTAATGATGATTCGATATAGTCCACTATCAGACCCAGTCCAGTCCCCAACTACGGATACCGCTTCCACTTCTGGGACATTTTGCTCGATTGCAAGTTGGAATTGAGAATTGATGAGAGCAGGCTTTAACACCTGAAAGATGTAGTCGTCCGTGCCATAGTTGGCTCTCATCACCCTCTCGTACCATCTTGTTTCTACGACTGAGAGGACGTGTTGACCAATTAGATCAAAATCAGATGACAAAGACAATCCGCCATTTGATAAGGCGAGAGGATAGGTCAATCCTCGAATTTTAGGCTGAAGGGGATTGACGCTCATCGACGATACCGTTTGGCCATTTCAGAATTGAGTTTCATCATTCGAGAGCTTTTCTCTCTGATGTCTATCTTAGCGTCCGCTACTCTACCTACTTCCTCACGAAGTTTGTCAAGTGGCAGTGAGATATAAAGAATTGGTTCGAACAGCTCAATGGCTTGTTCGGTTTGAGTCGAGTGTTCCCTTTCTTCGGACTCTTCAAGGATGCGGGCGCAGAGGGCGCCTAAAGAGACACCCTCCATTGCCGCACGTTGTTTGAGCTTCGAGTGAAGGGAATCCTCGACGTTGAATAGAATTCGTTTCGCCATGGATTCCCTAATCATCAGATAGCGTTGTCTTGACCGACGCCTAGTGCGTCAAGCTCGTTCTGCATGTTGCCGATGGCCACACGAATGAGGTCGACTTCGATGCGCTCCAGTGTTGGCACCGGAACCACGAACACCTTGGCTCGGACGAGGCCGCTTTCCAAACCAGTTTTAGTTTGAACGCGCTCATCGCAAATAACCTGGAAAGCATCTCCAGGACGTTTTCCGAACAGAGCACCACGGACATACAGCTCGTTGAGGATGCTGTTGCCGATGGAGATGATCTTGTTGTAAACGAGGCCGAAACCGTCGATCACGTTGAAGATCTGACTGTCGAATGCGCGGCGTAGGCTACCATACACTACGTTCATGATCACGCGAGTGTTCACGAACTGGAACAGGCGCTGCTCAGCGTCGGCCTGGTTGATGCGAGTGCGACCACCCCAGATGAATACGGTGTTGCCATATCCAGGCAGTGTGCGGCAGACGTTGCAACCTTTAGGGTTGAGAATGTCTTGCTGAATGCTGTTGATGGGGATCTGAACAGCGGACACACCATTGAGGGGATACCTGACGCCGGCAGGCGGATACTGGAAACCCTCACTACGATAGCGGCGAATAGCCACACCAGTGATATAAGGGCTCGGAGGAATCCAAGCACCAGAAGCGTTCTTCAGGTACGGGCCATAGTACGCGATGAAACCACGAGGGTTGTAGTACTCTTGGCTGTCCTCGAGCAGTTTCTGTGCGTCGTCGATACCGGTTGCAACAACAACTGCGGCAGGAACACCTTCATTGAAGGTACCACGCAGACCGTAATCCACCAGCTCTTCGGAGGTGACTGCATTGAAGCGCCACAAGTTAGAAGGAGCTTCCTTATAAGCAATATAGCGGAGAGTCAGAGAAGAACCCCACAATACAGTCTTATTGCCCGAACCATCGGTGAAGGTCGGGGTGATGTAGGCTTGAGCTGAACGATCATTGGCCGTCAGAGGTGTGCAGAAGTAGCTCACCGTGTTCTGAGAACGAAGAACGAGATCTCCAAGGAATCCAGCATTTTCTGGATTTGGAACGCCCGCATCGAACTCACCAAATGGCGAGTAATACTTTGCATCAGGCTGATTTTCTACACGATAGAAGCCAAGTGTGTGAGGTTGGCCCACATCGGCGGGACCGGACAGAGGATCGAGGTTAGCGGGATAGAAGGTGGGCAACACGTTGTAGGTGTTGAAACCATACTTACGACCGCGAATGAGATTCACCACACCCTCATTATTGTAGAGGCTGGTATTCTCAGGAGCAACAACCAATCCGCTGTAAGACAGGGTAGTTTGTCCCACATTCAGTCCATTATTGGGGAACTGAATAAAGATGCGGCTGTTAAGATTGCTCAGAGTGGTGGCCAAACGGAATTGATTACCGTTGATCACATTCACATAGTACCGAACAGAAGCAGCAGATGTGGAAGCATTCACCAGAGTTCCAGTACCAATTTTAGTAAGTGGAGCGGTGAAGTAGATGACAGAACCATTGACAAGGCCATGGTTCAAACATCCGAATACTGCTGGACTGTTCGTTTCTGAAGGATTTTGCTTGGTAATGTCAGTCTCTGCAAATTTGCGAGAGAATTGAGCAAGTTGGAAGTTTTCAGTACTGTTCTGAAGTGTTCCAGGCAAGTGGAGAGTGTTTAGATCAAGCAGCTCGTTAGTGTCATTCAGAATCAAGTCAGAAACTTGACCATCGATTTCGACATTGAGATCCCATGCGGGAACTTCGTAGGTCAAAAGACCGGTTCCTTTGGTCTGCAGCGAGGCATATCCTTGAGCCGGGACGGTTGGGGTTCCACCACTAAAAGTGACAGTCGGCACATCAGTTTGGCTGTAGCCACTTCCTGCGTCAGTGATGACGACGCTAGTCACACCGCCAGTTCCACCAACAACAGCGTAACCAGTTGCAGTACGCCCACCAAGAGCAGCAGGAGCGCTGAAGATCACATCGGGCTCATCACCAACGGTATAGCCGGAACCAGGAACAGTGATCACAACACCGGTGACGGCGTCACCAAGCAGTCCAGAACCACTGGAAGTATCAACGGGGATACAGCCAGGAGGCAGAGTCTGAACACCAGGATACTGAGGAGTGCCATCTCCATTGAGACCGCCTTTGCCGATGATCCAGTTGTAGGCAGTGATCGCTTGAGGATAGGTTGCAGCGAAGTAGATGTAACCAGTGAAGGTTTTTTCTGTTGGGGTTAGGTAAGTGGGAACCACATACACAGTTTCACCGTCTAACTCAGCAAGAGCTCCCACGCATTTGCTCAGAACCACAGGGGTGCCAGCTTCCTTAGTGGAAGGCCAGCTTGCGTTCTGAAGATCGAGAAGACCCGGACGGTCAAAGTCAGGCGTGGTGCTGGTCGCAAAAGCGATTTCACCATCGTCACGCAGGGACAAGAAACGATCGACAGGAACGTTCAGGTTCTGCGAGCCGTTGACAGCAAATTCAGGGTTGCTCTCAGTGCCGCTCAGGGGGGTGTAACGAAGTTGCAGATAATTGGTGTCGTCAGCGGTCCACTTATAGATGGTGTTACCGACAAGGAACTCTTGATTAGTCTTTAGCGGAGCAGCTGCTTCATGCTGAAGGAAGTTATTGTACTCCAGAATGTCGGTCACATTGTATGGACCAGCATCAGCAATTGCCATCCACTTGTGGCTATTCAGTTCTGCTTGACGGGCCATTTCTTGACCAATCAAACGGCGTTCTTCTGGACCAAACTTAGCGAAAGCCACAGGAGCGGTCAGGTAACCCTGATCTTCCTGATCAACAAAAGCGGTCTTCAGACACTGAATGTAATCAGAGACGAGCTCGTTGGTATTCTCATTGTCGGGAATGACAGGACCAACGGTGTATGCATTCAGAGTGAACACATAGTAAGCGCCATCGCTAGGAGGCTCACTCTCAGGAACCACACTCACAGGAGCGTTGAACTCACGACCAGCGAGATACTCGAAAGCACACTCAGCAAATTGCCCTTTGCAAACGCCCCGATCACGAACGATGGTGCCAGCAGCTACGTTAGGATCGGTGGTAACGGCAAGAGCGACAGCATCACGGATCGCAATGGCGATCTTTTTGTTGTTGTCGTAATTGCCTTCGACATAATCAACGGGAATCTCTACAGGCACACCTTTCCAGGTGCCACTGCTGGTGAATTCACCGAGACGTGCGCCGTTGATCAGAAGTTGGGCGAACACGACATCGCCAGCTTGAAGAGAACTGGAAACGCCCAAGCCGTTGGTCTTGAAACCAGAAGGATTGAACTGCACTTCCACCACGTTAATGGGAGTTCCCACGCGGATCACGCGCAGGTCACCAACATAGCTTTGGGTGAAGAATGCGTCAACACACTGATACGACAGCAGTTCGATCTTACCAGCAGGGATAACTCCGCCGATCAGACGCACATATTCACGAGAGTTGGTGACTTGCACCGGCTCGTTGAAAGGGAAGAGTGTGGTGGGAACTTCAGGGTCCACCTCGACCAGCATATAGACGGTGCTAAATGCTGCGATTGCAGGGGTCGCTGACTGTCCAGCAACCTCATTGATATAAACTCCGGGGGCTCCCCCGAAAGAAATTGTTGCCATTTCAATATGGTCAAAAGTCCCTTCTTTTCCTGGAGTGTGATGATGGCCTCGGGGTTGCTCCATCTACAGTCTCCGTAGAGTCACATCCAGGGTTCTGTCTCTTTTCGACGGCCCGCTCTATCCTCCGTTTCCGGTGCGGTCGTTATCGATTGCCCGTGAGGGCTTCAGTGGTGTCTTGTGTGTAGCCGTTCAATTCATTATAGTTGATGAGACCATATAAGCTGTATTTTGCTGTTTGAGCCTCATAATCTTTCAAAGATGAGAACGGAAAGATGTCTTCCAGTATCCCCGCATTTTCTGTGTTGGCGAAAAAGCCTGAGTTGTTGGTAGATGCTCTCAGTCTTGAGGTAGTTACATCAAGAGAAAGAACAGTGCCATCAGGCGGTTCTTCCATCACCGACCACTGAGGATTTTGCTCGATCACCGAGCGAAAGTCGAGCGAATTCGTGTAGTAGAAGTAGCCGAGTTTTCTCCAGGTGTCGCCTGGATTCCAAGTGATCGAGATGTTCATCGGTTAATCAGACGAAACCGCCGTTTTTACGAGCATTGAACATAAGACGAGCGGCGATCTCGCGACCCCGTGTTTTCTCAACACCTGCATCTTTGATGATTTGATCGACACCTGCTTTTTCCAGGGAAGCGGGAGTGATGGCGTTTTGGCGAATCTCTTGAAGACGCTCTTCAGTCATCGGCTTGAGTCCTTCGTCTTTCGGCTGCTCAGTGACCTCAGGATCCTTGCGTTTCGCCGCAAGCAATTCTTGGAGAGCGGTAGTATCAACCGGAGCCGCCTCAGCAGGCGTTTCCACCGCCACAGGAGTCTCTGGCTCCACGGCAGGTTCTTCAGAAGCGGGAGCTTCTTCAGGTGCTTGTGCTTCTTCGATGGGGGCTGCTTCCTCAGCAGCCGGTGCGTCTTCCCATGCTTCGTTCACATTCGGGGTGGACTTGTCGTCGGACTTGAAAGTGCCGTCATCTTGGCGAGCGCGACGTTTGCGAGTTGCCATAGTTACTTCCTACGATTATGTTTAGAAGAGAAAATGTTTTTGAAGGCGATTACGCCTAGTTGTGCGAGAGATTTGGGCGGAATGCCCATCCACGGTCGAGCTGGCATTTTGGATGTGCCAAATTGCTGATACGCGCCGTAGTTAGTGGTTTGAACTTTGAAGCCTTGTTGGTATGGGAGGATTTTTGCGTTATCCTGCATCCTTCCTGTTCTTCGAAGAATTGGTTCGCCCGGGTATTTCTTTTCTTTCCATGCAGCATACCCAGGCTTCAATGTCTCCCATGGTTTTCCTGTGGTGGGATTCTTCTCATCTTTCCAAAAAGGTTTTTGATCTTTAAGGAGGATGGGAGCCCACTCCCGTTGTGTAGGTTGCCACCAATTAAGGTTGATGGTTGGGAGATTTTTGACCTTGAATTCGATCATTTTCTTGAGGCTTTCTTCATTTCAGCTTGTTCAGCTTTGATATGCTGATTCTGAATCTCAATCATGAGTAGGATTTTGGGAACCGGGAGGGTTTCCATCCACTCTATCGAAGAATCCCAACGTTGCTTACAGAGATGATAAGCAGTTTGAAGCCACGCTTCAACCGTCATGATCTTTGCTGAGAGAACATTCTCCATGGCCCATTCGAAAGCCTTTCTTGTTTGAGAGATCGACAAATCGTCGAGGTTTTCTTCATCGAGAACCACTCGTCCAAGGATCTGAATGGCTATTTCGCCTTCTGGAAGCTTCTCATTCTGCAAGATTTGCACGAAGTAGAAATCTTTGGGTGTGAGATCGCGGAAATGAACTGGGCCTTTTCCATTCACCCACACCTCATAGGTGAAATCCTCTAGATCCCTGACTGTCAGTTTGGGTCGTCTTCCTCGTCAGTGCCGCTCGCTTTTGCGACTAAATCACTGACTTTACGGAAGTCTCGGACTCCAAGATCGAGGACCTCTTCGTAAGTGATCTTGTTGATCCCTACGCTGAGACGCTCAATGATCTTCATGCCCTTTTCGACATCACCGGCTTTGCTGAGATCCTTCTCCATGTAGAGGAGATCTCGACCGGTCATCTCTCGGATGATGATCTCGCGTCCATCGCTCAGAGTGGTGTTGAATGTTAGAATGTCCTTTTTGGGAGCTGCGGATTTGGCGACCACTGCGGTTTCCTCTGTTTCCGAAACAATTTTCATGTGGTTGGTGACTTTTCGTCTGGTGTCTGGTACATTTTTACCCCAACTAGACATACAAAAGCCTCCAGAGCTTCGTAAGAAGCACCCGGAGGCAATTTCATAAGGTTCATGTTGGCGTAGGTGTGAGAAGTCTTCGCACCTTTGATGTCCCCGTAGAGAAATCTATCAAGTGCGTCGATCGCCCACTCCTCAGTATAGAGAACTTCGAGAGATGGAGAATCTTGGTCGTTCCATCTTGTGGATTGATTGGACATTTTCCCATACTTCATCAGCGCCCCATTCAGGTTCAACAATGAACGATGGGAACATGGTCACATAGCGGTAGAAGTTCTCCATCTCATCGATGTAGAAGTGGTGCTCGTTTTGACGAGACATGAACTCATCGCGAGCAACCCAATGTGCTGGTTGACGATGCCTCTTGTGAAGCTCCTCCCAGTGAAGTGGGGCGCACCAAGACCAAGGTTTGGTGACCCCCACGTGAATAACGTCGTGTATCTTACTCAGCTCAAATTCAAGATCCATGATTTCAACTAAGTGATCATGGTTTCTCTTTCGAAATCGCTCCAGAATGAAAGCGCAGAGGTAGCTGCGATCCCAAATCTGGTCCCCTCCCTCTTCAAGATTCCTTCGATACATATCGAAGATGTTCCCATCGAAAGGGTCGGGAGCATTGTGGTGTTTGACTTTGAATCCACTTAGAGCTGAGAGTTTGGAAGCTAAAGTTGATTTCCCGACTTGGTCGGGGCCTCCAAGAAGAATGAGCATGTGTTAGACTCGGCTGTAGCAGACGGAAACAACTCCCCGTGAGGGAGAGGCGATTTGAGAGAATGCACCATAAGAAAGGTCCAGGGCACGTCCGTAGACGTGTGGACCATCATCGTTGATGCGGACGATGACAGATTTGCCGTTGGCTTGGTTGGTCACTCGAACACGAGTTCCAAAAGGGAGACTCTTGTGGGCGGCCGTCAGGCCATAAGCATTGAACCTCTCGCCATTTGCGGTGGTTCGCCCGTGATAGCCGTCTCCAACTCCATAATGTGAAGCTTGAGTGCAGCTAGCGGCTTTGGCCTCTTGGGGTGCCAGTCCCGAGAAAACCAAAGTGGTGGCGGCGAGGCTCGAAAAAATAGAACGTAGCATTAAATTGGATTGAACTCTACACCTCCTGTCCGTCAGAGCGAATACGCGACGCGTTCCGCTTCTTCGATTGAGTAGTAATCCAGATTGACAGACACTCGGACCGAGGATGGAATCTCTCTACCCCGCTTGTCGAGTGGAATCACTTCAACATGAGGATAGAGACGTCGGAGCGGAGACAGGAACGACGCTGCGACCCGAGACTTTTTCTTGTTTGCTTTGCGTGGCATGATGCTTGACTAGTGTAGGAATTGTGAAATCAAAGTAAACCACGTTGGACGAGGGAGTAACGCGTTTTGAGCTTGTCGATGGCACCGATTTCACCCAGTTCACGCATGCTGAATTCCTTGCCCTCAGGCTCATCTCTCCCTTGAGGGTGAGAAGGACTGACGGTGCATTCGTGCGGCGATTTGCGAATGCGATCATCAATAGCCACAGAAGAGAAGAATGCACGACTTAATGGGAGATCATGTAAACCAACTGATGCTTGGAATCGTGCCCATGTGTAGAGGTGTGCGATCTGATAAGCTACCGCCCAAAGTTCGGTGTGCTTTTCAGGAGCCATCCACCAAATCTCGTCATGAATCGAGATGATAAAGCGAGCTTGTAGTTTGTATTCACGGATGAGCCAATGTGCCGCAGTGAGGATGGTTGCGAGGATTTCAGCGCCCGATGCCTGAATAGTCCAGTTAATGCGGCTGGTGAGGAAGTCATCACCAACGACATTGGGCCGCATCGCAGTGGAGATTTTGGTTCCCAAACATGGCAGAGTCGGCACCTTCTGTTTGAGAGCGATGTTCTCCATGAAATTGAAGCATCCACTGTCGGTGCCGCCACGCAGAGGTTCAGATCGATACTGTCTGAAACCCTTCTTTGCCTCCAGCATTTTGGTGGCAAGATTGTTCAGTTCTCGAGGGTTACGATCAGGGAATTTGCGACGAATGGTGTTGGCCACCGTACGAACACCCGCGCCATAGAGAACAGCGAAACCCACACCTTTGGCTGTGTCACGGTCAACACCAGCCACTTTGGCGAGTGCCGAGTGTGGATCAGTGCCATGCTCTTTCGCACCACTCAACACACTGAATCCCATCGGCGAGCCACCAACCACACCTGTGTCATAGGCATCACAATAGGCTGATGCGATTTGAAGTTCCTGACCGTCAAAGTCAGCTCCGACAATGCGCCACCCGTCTGGTGCTGACACCCGAGTTTTGAGTTCGGTTCCGATGCGATAGTTTTTGGTGGAGCACATGGTCACCATCAGCGGCTCCACAGTGCGTCGAGTCACAGTGCCATGAGCGAGGATCTCTGGGCAAGTGATGTAGGCATCTTCGCCGTGAGGATTGTGAGCCTTGACAAAGATGCGATCCATCACCCGCTTACGGACAGACGTCCAATAGGATGTGGCATTAGCAATCTCAAGAGCACGCTTCGCAGCGGGCAAATCGCTGCTGAGGCGGCCCACCTTCATGTCTTCCACGAAATCCTTCGAAAGCAGCACGCCAACATTGGACTTCTGATCTTTCGGGTGTGGAATTTTGACGAGTTCGCCCGCCTCATCGTAGAAGCACCACCCTTTATTCTTGACGTCCACAATTGGCGAACCTTCCCACTTCAGCTTCAGCATGATGTGGGCGAGCACACTTTTGGTCGTGATTCGCTTGTCAGGGTCTTTGATGAAGTCACGATACCAATTCGGGATGTTGGCGTATCTCCCTTTGGTGGTCTTCACTGACCAATCCAACTGTTCCAACCACGGATCAGCATTGACAAACTTCTCCGCTTTTGCCGGATCTTGGGAGTATTTTTCTCTCCACTCTTCGAATGCCTCGTGGGAGAGAGAACGACAAACATCACCCATCTCACGAATGTGCTCGTGGTAGGCATCCTCACACTGCTGAATCCACTCTTTCCAATTGTCAGGGAGGGGAATCACTGAACCGTTGAGGTGATACATGCCACACAGACCAACCAGACTCGGGGTGGAGTCGAGGTACTTCGGCCACAGTGCTTGAAACAACTCAGCAGTGTACAGAGCATCCTTGATGGCGTAGTCGAGAGCCTCGAAGATGGCAACACGAATACCAGCAAGGTCAGGAGAGTTGACGAACAAGTCGCGAACTTCCTTATCGCTGTATCCGAGTTTCTTGACTGTCTCATCACCAAAGTACTTCCGCACCTCATAGACGTGGAAGTTGTAACACTCAACCAAGGAGTTGGTAGCACCTTTCTCCAGCCACTTCGGAGCGAAGCGGAGTTTCCGCTTCTCATCCTCTGTCATTTCGTCAGGATCCTTACCAGCCAATACGTAAAGCCAACGCTGACCACCTGCAAGGCCAGACACACCGATGTGAGCTGAAAGAGTGTCAAAGTAGAAGTTTTCAGGTTCGGATCGATCAAGAGAATATGCCTCACGAGAGCGGACACGATCGTAGGAGATGTTGTGGCCAGCCACAAACCGATTCTCCCCGATGGGGATCATCTCATATTGGACCCACTGATCCTGCGGAAGCGACGGGTCAATGAGTTCATCAGCGATCCAAATGTACGCCGCTTCCGACGAGAGCGCGGTGCCGATGATTGGGAAGGCACCACCTTGCACGAAGGTCTCAGTATCAAAAGTGAACCCTGACTCAAGCGGATATGGGACCGTCTCTGTAGTCCACTGTTCAGATTTTTGACGGACGTAGCGAGTCCATCCAGGGTTGAGGACAATATCTTCAAGAGCCGGGATCGGCGGGAGGGGCGCTTTAGCGAAATCATCTGCGGCTTGTTTGTAGTGACCAATTTGTTCTTCTGCAATCTTCTCAAAGTGATCCTCAATGGTCACACCTTTGAGATCAGGCAGAGGGAGTGGCCCATCGTACATGCCATCTGCGTGACTGACAGGCACTGGGATTTTGAACTTTTCTAACAAAGAAATCGCCCGGTCCAACTGTTTTTGAGTCGGTTCCGGGCGAGGAACAGTGCCGAAAAGCTTCCGGTGAATCTCGTCTGAGACCACCGGATAACCGAGTTCGTTCTTGCGCATGAGCGGCACGTTGAGTTTTGTCATCAAAAGTAGTATAGCGTGGTTTGGCCACGGTGAAACCTAAACGACGGGGCCGACGTTGATAGGTCCGAGAGTGAGGTACGTGACGCCTTGGGAGTTGCGAGCCACAGCCTCGCCGCCAGCATCGCGATTGGAGCAGATGGATGTCAGTTTGACTTGAGTCCTTGGCTTCGCGAAACCAATAGGGGTGCCTTCCACACCAACGTTGTAATCGCTGTAGATGATCGGGTCAACCGAGCTGGCGAACACAGGCGGAGTGAGCTTGAGAAACTTTCCACCAGCGGTGTCACTCGTGACGGACAGTTTGCCTTGGTTGGCGATATGAGGTGTACCAACCATGGGACCCAGGACGTTGGAGGTGTCAACGTAGGTGACTTTATCCTTGATGTGCGTGAGAGTGCAGAGGACGTAGATGGAACTATCAGTCCAGCGACCGTTCTCGTTGAACACGTTGAGAGTTGTGTCACCTTCTTGAATCTTTTCATCAGTTCCGTCCGGGTACTCAACGTACCAATCCCAAGTTATCAAATCTCTGCCGTCAGGATCTGACGGGTAGTCGTAGTCAGGGGAAGTGTATGTGAGCGTAATTCCGTCACCGATGATCGTAGGTCCAGTGATGATGCCCGAGTGATTAATGACGAAACCGCCTGTCACCACTTTCTTGTAAGCAGTGACACTCACCACGACGCCAGCAACGTTCTTTGCTGTTGCTGCGACACCGATCTCCAGACCGATCATGTCGTCTGTCAGCTGCAGTGTCGTTCCTCCTTGCTGAATGACGCCTCCTTTTGGAGTCTGCCAGACCCAAGAGACCGTCGGCGTCGGGTCACCCGAGAAGGTCGCAGGGGTGTAGGTCAGCGTATTGCCAGGTGTGTATTTCCCAGCGACTGACCCAGCCGTCACAACAGAAGGCGGAGTCGCAATGACGGCAGGTGACACAAACTGTGCGGACACAGTAGAGATAGCAATACCGTCATTATAGGAAGCAGTCATCTCGACGACAATCTGCTGCCCGAATGCTGACTCAGGAATCGTGACCGAGAGATCAGAGGGAGAAGGAGTGACAACCCCCTTGATGAGCACGCGATTGAGTTGAGGGTCAACGCGATAGACCTTCATGTCCTGAACAATGGCTGAGCCAGTGAAGGGAGGTTGAAGGTTGTTCGTGGGGTTGGTGTTGATGGGATAGATCGTGCAAACTTCGCCAACACGAGGACCGGAGCCTACATAGCTCAGAGACGGAGGCGCCACCAGTGCGATTAGCTGACGAATGGGTCCCCAGCTGTTTGAAATGCTACGAACCTGACTTACAGGATACTGAGCAGTCGCGGTTGTAACGAAGACGATATTCTTAGCGACGTCGTTGGGCTGAACCGTGTAGTTCAAGCCAAGCGCACCCGGAATCGGTGTGAACGCATTGAAAGTGGTTGGATATCCCCACTGGTATGTGAGGGAGGTTGGGACCTGATTGAAGACCGCAGGGATGCCACGCAGAACATCACCGATGGAAGGTGTGCCGTCCGGCGGAATGAGCTGAGACCGTTCAACGACCTCCAGTGGCAGAGGAATGATGCCTGTTGGATTGGAGTAGAAGGTTGCGGTCCCCACACTGTTGGTAACAGTCTGGAAGTAAACGAGTTGTTGGCCAACGTCGTCTCTCGTCACTCGATATGAGTTCAGTCGAGCGCCAGCTTGGAACGGAATCGGGTTTGGAACTGCGACACGTGCCCAACCCCAGTTGGTGATCTGCGGAGTTGGATATCCGCTGTAGATACCTGTCGTACTTCCGATAAAGTCTCCGACTTCGGGGTCGGTGAAGTCAATCTTGGGAGCAACCACAACTGTAGGAGCCGCTGTTTGGACGGCGATCTCGTTCGTGTACCACGAAACGGAGCCCGAGCTGTTGGTGGCAGTCACCTTGAGAGCCAGGTTACACCCGATATCTTTGCCTTGAATAACGTATGTGTATCCGCTTACCTGAATCGGTACTTCAGTGAGAAGGGTTGGGTTACGCACCCAGTTCCACGAAATTGCAGGAGCAGGGGTTCCAGTCGCTGTTGGCAGTGTGGAGATTTCAAGGGTTTGACCTGCAAACGCAGTGACGGCGCCGCCGCCGACCACGCTGATGGTTCCGGTAACACCCTTAGCTGGATCAGTGCCTAAGACAGGACCAACGAGATTAGATACGGTGCGAACTTCGCCTTTTGAGTTCTCAGCGACTGTGAAAACGCCAATCAACTTATCTACGTCCAGGGAGTCCACCACATACGTGAGACCGGCATCAAGGTAAGTAATTGTCTTGCCTTGGACCCACACCCACAGGTAATCGAGATTGATCGGAGCAGTACCACTCACTACCCCAGGAGTGAAGGTCAAGGTCTCGCCAACTTTAGCGTCACCTGTGATAACTCCAGCGCCTTCAATAAACGGATCCGGGTTGTACTGGCCCTCAGGGTAGGTCGGTGATTCAGTTGTGGACCCCTCTGAAACCAGAGCAGCGCCAAAGCCGGTCTCAATCAACTGCTGAGGCAGTTGGTATCGTGGTAGACCCACAAATGGACCTGTCAGGACGTAGGGTCCGGTCATGACCAGGGAGCTATTGGCTCCGTTGGCCCAGTTGGGGAATTGAGTATTGAGAGCCATTGCGACTATGGTCAGATTGAGGGCGGAACAGTTGTGCTACCGGTCGGGATGATGGCTGCACAACGCAGCTGAGGAAGCATCACCTGAGGGAGCCGATAAAGAGGATATCCGTTGGCGTCGAAGTTGACGATGCTGGTCCAGGCAGCTGCGTAATTTGGATAGTGTGAGTTTAGGTTGCTGCCACCCACCTGAGGAGTATCTGGCATTGGGGGAGCTCTTAAGTGCTAAGAGTGTTTTACCCCTCAAAGTCCCACATTAGTTGTCCTGCGTCCTCATCATTCAGCCCCAGATGAAAGTGTTCATTGACGATCTCCAACTCTCTCCGCAAGAAAGTATTGCAGCGGAGGTGAATGCGAAGCCGCCACGTCAGATACTTTTTCTTGTTGGCCGCAGTCGGGCTCGCCAACCACTTCTCGTAAGTGTTTGCTACCGCTTGAACAAGATCGGGGCCGATTTTCTTGTAGGCCCCTTTGGGAGTACGAATCATGAGAGGCGGGTTGCTGCGACGTTACGATTGAATTCTTGAAGGTTGATACGAGAATTCACCTCGGATCTGTGCTTCTGGAGAAGATCCATGGCGTCCTGAATCTTCGGAAACGCCATCACACGGTCAACAGGGTTGTTGCGCCACACTTCGATCTGCTCGAAGGTGTACGGTGTGTCTTCCTCCCAATCGGGGTCAGCTTCGCCATACAACAATGGCAATCCGTCATTCAACCACCACTCCTGAATCTTCGGAGCATACACACTCCAAGCGGCGTCATTGGTGATGTGTGTCTCACACTCACTGCGAACCCATCGCACAAATTCGCGTCCACGTTGAACAACCAATTCTGCGGACGCCGGAACCTCATCGAGGAGGTAAGCCGGATCGTCACCACTCATCACGCGTTCGTAGACACACGGGAAGATGACCGTCTGCGAAGCTGCTTCGACGTCTGACGCTTGGTCGCCGTGAACGGACCACGAGGTGATGGCACTGAGGATGGCATCGAAGATGGCGATCGTGGAGACCTTCGAAATGACGGTTTCGTTGACGCTGCTGACAGGTGCAGAAGCGGAGAGCTTTCTCTCAAGCTCCTCAATGCGCTTGAGCAACTTGTTCACTTCACGCTCGTGTCGACGACTTTGTGTCGCCTCAAATGCCTCCACAACAGAAGCGACGCTCTCAACCTTTTGGTTAAGGGCGTCGACTTCGGCATCCAGTGTCTCTACTGCGTGCTTTGCGGCCACTAACTTCTTCTTGATTCGTGGAACTTCATTTCGAAGTGCTGAGATTTTGTAGTTTACGAAGTCCTTGTTTGCCATCAGTTAGGAAACACCGTTGCTTTTAGTATATCATTGGGGATGTCGATCACCTCGACGGAGAAGCCATATGTTTTCTCTGGATCTGACAATAGGTGGAATTGCCCATTGAAGCTCTCGCCATCTTCGCTGCGAAGATATTGGTTGGAAGGCATAGGTGGATCGCAGAGGACGACGTCACCAGCAAATTCGGGACGACTCTCAATGATGGCTTCAACAAGACGCTTGTAGATGGTGGACGTGATATCGAGTTCGTCTTTGCTTGTGATGCCAGCAACGTATTCGCCTTGCGGACGAAGTTCTGCCGCTGTGCCAGTATCCAGAATCACCTGAATCACGCCTGATTCATCTGGCGATTCTCTAAAACATACCTCATCAGCCGCAAATTCGATCTCATCAACGGTCTCAGCGTCGCCCATATCAGCTTCGATCAGATCGTAGAAAATGTCTTTGAGAGTTTCGGCGTCTGGTCCATTGAGGACCTTAGCGATGGCGAAGAACACCTTCGGATTCGCCAATAGTCGTTCAACGGGGTAGATCAGTTCTGACATTCAGTCTCGGCCTCCAATCTCAGTATAGCCGGGTGGGGGGTTGAACACCCTCGGAGCGGTTTTACCCAGCCCCGAGAGTCAGTTTTTAATTTTCTCACAACGGGGTTTGCGTGAGCGATGGTTCCTTCATCAGGAGGCCAGATCACACAAATTTGCGATTTTCGTCCCGGCCCCACCTGGCTTTCCGAGCTTCACCGAGGCAAGCGTGAGCTCAAGGGCCTTTTTCCTCTTCGAGGCGAAGGTGACGGTGTAGGCCCTCTCATCGAACCAAACGAGTTCGGCTCCCTCTGGGAGTGCGGCTTTTCCTTTCGAAGTCACTTTGCAGAGCGACTCACCCTCGAACACGATGGCTTTCAGCACCTCGCCGAGTTTGAACACGCAGAGGTACTTTCGTGTCGCCACCTCAGCTTCTCGTTTTGCGAGAGTCACTGATGTGTAGGCGTCAGCAATGGGACCTTTGAAGGTCGCAGGCACTTTGCGGAGGAATCCGTCAGCGGTGAAGAACACCACTTTGTCCTTCTGATCGAGGACGAGTGCTCCACGTGGGCCTTTGGCTTGAGTGACAATGCCCTTCTTTTGGTCAACGAGCATGAACCTCGGCTTAGCCACTCGAGGAGCCTGGTCGCGTTTGGGCGCTCCGGGCGTGGTGACCTTCGTGAAGCCAGCCGGAGGCTCGATCAGAGCTGACCGACGCTTCTCTCCGTGACGTGTGGCGAGATCGCTCGCCAGCTTGAGGGCCCACTCAGTGCGGGCTTTCTTGTCATTTGCGAGGGTGGTCAACTCGGCGACCTCCACGATCAGCGCCTGCTCCTCAGCGAGCAATTCCTCGCGGTCAAGACCAGTGAGCTGACGAAGCTTCATCTCGAGGATGGCCTTCGCCTGATCGACTGTGAACTTGAGCGTGCGTGTGGTGATGAGAGTTGTGAGTGCGTCCTTTGGAGACGCCGAAGCACGAATGATCTTGATGACAGCGTCGATCTTGTCGATGGCTTTGAGAAAGCCACGAACAATCTCGAGACGCATCTCCTTCAGATCAAGTTCGTGTCGGAACTTGACTTCCAGGCGATCCAATCTCCACTCGAACCAGCGCGCACAAATGTCAACTGGCGAGAGCTCGACCGGTCGCGTACCGTCAATAACCAGCGTTTTTGCCGGATACTTAGTGTCAAGATCGGTGACTGCGAAGAGTTGCTGAGCCATTTGTTCAGCGTCCACACCGGGCTTCGCAATAACACTGACACGGTCTCCGGAGAGATCAGATTCATCGATGACTTCAGCGATTCCGTCGATTTTGCCCTTCTCGAGGGCGTCTTTGATTTGTTCACCCAATTTTTCAGGGTTGACCCGAGGAGGTAGGTTTGTAAACGTAACCACTCCTCGATTCTTCGCCCTACCAGACCGTTCTTGCGTAGAGACTTCGTACCGTGCACGACAGCGGATACTCCCGCTACCAGTCTGAGTGTAATTAAGAAGCTGTTCATCGCGGACAATGTCACACCCTGTGGGGAAATCAGGCAAAAGGAGTTCACGAGCCTTCTTGATGTCCTTTTTGGCCATCAATGCTGTAGCTTGCACCACATCACGGAGATTGTGTGGTGCGAGAGTGGTTGCGAATCCCACTGCAATGCCAGCGTCTCCATTCAGAAGGATGGACGGCACAGCGGTGTTGAAGCGGACAGCTTCCTGACGCGAACCGTCGTAGTTTGGACGAGTTTCCCACGTCGCACGATCTTGAAGGAGAAGGTCGACAGCTGACGGACGGAGTTTCGCTTCCGTATATCGCTCAGCAGCGGGACCATCAACAGAACTTCCAAAATTCCCGTGACCGTTCACCCAAGGCACATTGTTGTTCCACGCTGTCGCCATGTTGACGAGCGTGCCATAGCAACTTCCCTGGGGATGATAATAAGCAAGTGTCAAACCCGTGACACGAGCACACTTCACAAACTTTTTGTCAGGCAGCAGACCTTCCTCGATCATCGTCTGAAGGATGCGCCGAGCTGCTGGTTTCAGGCCGTCATAAAGATCAGGGATGGCACGGCCGAGGAGCACAGCCATCGCGTAATCTCCATAGTCCTCCTTCATCTGGTCAGCCAGATTGATGGAGACGATGTTGTCTTTCACAGTTGGTTTTGGCATGTGTTCACTCAGGCAGGGCCACTATAGCAATCCTACCACAAAGTTCCATCATGGTGTCGAACGTTTCGCTTTGGTCGAAATCGATGGTGTTGCCGAGAACTTCAACCATCGAGTCAGTGACTGCCTCGTGAATGTCGTCCATCATTTTTTCATACAGCAGAGAGCTGATTTTCTCTACTGCTGCGTCGAGGATAAGCTGTTTGACTTGTGAGTTCATTGTTTTGAAGTGGTTAATCAGACGAGGTGCCAGACGCGTTCGCCCATGGCGGTGAGGGTCCAGTACTCCTTGCGGGTCATCCCCCACACGGCGCCCCATTTGCGGGCGATGTAGCCGCCTCCGTAAAGGGCCTCGAGCTTCTTCTGGGAGATTTTGTCGAGGTCGAGAGCTTGAGTGGTTTGGTTTTTCATAGTCCTATAGTCCCATAAAACTCGCGGCTTTGACACTGGGCCTAGTACCAGTTTGTGGACTGGCACAAGGGCCCCCTGGTCCAGACCAAAACGTGAAAAACCCTCGGCGATGGCGTGTTATCCATCGCTCGAGGGCTCTCGTGAGATAAAAGTGAAAGTGTAAGAAACCCGGTTCAGTGCTGGTCTGGACTCAAGTCCATCCTAAGATCTCCTGCTCGAGTTCGTCCATAAAATTTGGAACTTCGTGGAAGGCCGGTTCGAGCACGGTCCTCTTGTAATTCACGGACCACGCGTACGTGGTAATCCCGCAGTTCGCGTAAAGATCTCGAGTGCGCGAGCGTGGTAGCTTCAACTTCTCAATTCTCTCCCTCTCCTTCACTGCTTCATTCTCATTGCTCATACAGCGACAGACTGTCCTAAGTTCGTCAGCGAAGGGGAGGAAAGTCTCGAGAGAATCCAACAGCTCGGGGCGTTTACGAAGAACGAATCCCCACGGACGGGGGCGATATATGTGGTCCTTAGTATCTACCTTCTCCTGCTGCCTATCAGAGTCTAGGCGTCGTTGAGTGATGCACGTAGACTTCGAGGGAAGAGAGAAGATAAGCTGATAGCATACATTGTCGAAGTGGCTGTCTCGCACATCAGAGCGAACTCCGGCACGAAGGAGACAGCGAATGGACTCGACTTGCTCGTCGAAGGGGATTTCAGGCTGACGAGGCATAATCAGTTGTACAGCTTAGCGATGCGAGCGTTGTCTGCTGCGATGATGGGATCGCGACGCTCGAGAGCTGCGAGCCGCTTATCTTCGCGGACTTGAGCAGCATAGGTGCGCTTCACCTTGGAAAGGTTGACGACCATCTGCTTGCCAAGACCAGCAGCAGGAGTCATCGAGCCAGTGCGGCCCTTGCCACAGGCAACTTCGCCTGCGCCACGCTTAGGAGCACGTGTAGGAATCTGAGAGATCATCGGTTGAGTGATTTGATTCATAGGATCATAGTACTGAGGCAAAGGGCCTTTGAGAACCAGGCCTAGTGCCAGTTTGAGGACTGGCACAAGGGCCTCAGCCCTGAAGGTACTCAGTCACTTCGACATCGTAGCAATCAGGCAC